GTACACTTTGTACGGAAGCATGCCCTGGATCTTTGTGCCTGCTGATCCGTCAGCAAAGTCTGCAAGAGCACAGAATCCCTGCCTCGTACCAATGCGCAGCCGTCGCTCAAACACATCAAACGGCATCACGTTCAAACACTTCTTCGTGTAGTCACCAGCCTGAGAGCGATAACTCACCTGGTCTGTGAATCCGCGAAGAGGTTGTTGAAGTCTGATGTATGGCATGGATTACCCTGCGATCTCTTTGACGCATATGTTTGTCCGAAGGTGCGAGTAGGAATTAGCATTGAATACTGTAAAATCCCCATCGCTCGTTTGGGCATTAGTCCAATATGACTGGTTGGTGTACAGCCTGATGCTTTTGCTTGGCCTAACAATGAGTCTGTATCTAACCGTTCCGAGTGTTCCTGCATCAGACCAGGTTGTGTCCATGTAATTAAAATGTCGCCCGACCACCCAACTTCCAATGTTGTCAGAATAACCAAATGTGTAACCAGGGGATTGCCAGTGCGTACCTGTGCGGGCGGTTACTTCTTCTCTTATGTGTGCGAGTCCTCTGTTTCTACCGGTGTCAGAAGTTTTAGGATTTGCGACATCGGTATACAGAGTTCCAACTGCTTCATTTCTTCTCGCAAGAGACAAAGTAGACACATGGTAGTCTTCGTACCATAAGAAAGAAGGGGGGTGTGGGGTAAACGTACTCAGTGGTCCGAAATCGACTGAGGCTAAACTTCCGAAGTATTGCTCTAGTTGAGATATGTGTGCTTGTGTTGGGTCAATCCCATACCACGAGCACTGGACAAGTAGCTTGCTGTTCAGGCTCTTCGGAGTGATGTCAACCTCAACGTACTTATTGTCACTTGTTTGAACGAAGCTGAAGTTTGCCAAGTTCGGTTCGCCGCTTATTTCTTGATCGCCGCGATGTGTGGTCTGGTAATGCTTCACCTGCACAATAGAACCTGGAACCAGCATGCTTCCAGATGTGGAAGTGAAGTTGCCACTCGTGCTTTGAATCGCACCACTACCAGTTGTGATTGCTCCATTAGTGGTCGTGATAGAACAATTGGTTTCAAAGCTCAGGTCTGCTTCATTGCTGATTACGACGTTACCTTTGAACTCAGACGTTCCATTCACGTCAACCGTGGCCCCAGTCACATCAAGCTCACCGCTTGTGATGTTGCCACCTGCTGACGAAATGATGCCGCCACAGTTGATTGAGTTGTGTCCAATCGTCGTGTCATCAGTAGAGTCAGAGTTGGTAGAAATCACTTTCAACTCTGGTGTCGCGCTTGCAGCAGACTTGACCTCGATGTCTTGCGCGGTTGTCAACCCGGTCAACGTCGTTGCGTCGATAGGAGCATAGTTGTTCGCGCCGCCAGCGACGTTCTCGTATGCAGCCAGGGCAGGCTTCAATCCGCCCCCATCGACGATCTGCGAAGTACCATCACCAATGTAGAAAAATGCAGTCGTGTCACCAGACGCATCTTGTTGATTAGTGATGATGGCAGGCTCACCCTTGGCAAGAACGACATCAGAAGAGTCGAAGTTGCCGAGTGTGTCCTGCCTGACTTTGAGTTGATACTTCGGCATCAGCTTGCTCCTGCAATTTCTGTGACAGTCATAGTAGTTCTGCCACGGAGAGCGACAGTAAAATCACCGTTTAGAGCACTATCTACGAGGCCGCGATTAATACCGAACTGACCGACCAGTCTGGTGCCGATAACAATCTGATACTTCACTGGTGATGTGGTATTTGCAGTAGTGTCAAAATACCGAAACGTGCTAGAACCAGCCAAATAATTGTTCGCTACGAACGCCCCTTGGGTCATGTGGACATGCAACCCAGGTATCCTAGTAGACCCACCTGTGCTAGGCAGGCCAGGGTGTGTGACTGTTCCACCGATGGTCCTACGAATCGCCATCAAGCAGTTGTTTCCATCGCCTTGTCCGAAGACAGACGACTCAATCAACATCACGCTGTTTGTTGACTTTGGAGTGATCGTTACTTCAACGTATTCAGATGACGATGCAGTCCTAAGCAGGTTAGCTGCTGATGTCGTGCTTTCGATACCAGCCTTATTCAAGGTCATTCCTGTGATCAGGAAAGGAGTATCTGTTGTGTAGTGCTGCACTTGAACAACTGTACCTGGAACGTAAACATGCCCACTCGTAGAAGTGAAGTTGCCACTGCCAGTTGTAATGTTTCCTGAACCAGTCGTGATGGCTCCATTAGTCGTGGTGATCGTGGAATTATCTTGCAAGCTTAGGTCAGCCTCATTGCTGAAGTTGACATTCGCAGCGAAGTCCGAAGTGCCATTGACATCAAGCGTTGCTCCACTCGCGATGTCTAGTTCACCTGACGTGATCGAGTGACCCAAGCTGGTGACAGCACCACTGCATGTAATCGAGTCATGCTTGATGACTGTTTCGCCTTCTGAAGGAACGGTTGTCTTTACCGTGACTGTCGGGTCACCGACATCAGAGTCTTGAACAGTCAGGTCTGCGACCGTTGTGGTCCCTGTGAGTACAGTCGCATCTTTCGCTGCGTAGTTGTTCGCGCCACCAGCCGGGTTGATATACGACGCTCCTACTGGCTTGAGGTCACCACCAGCAGAACCGATTGCCGTCGAGCCATCACCAATGAAGAAGAACGCTCCAGTGCCATCAGCTTTCTGGTGCGTTGAAGTATCCGTGATGATCGCTGGCTCACCTTTGAGCAGCGTTACGTTGCCATCATTGAACGCTTGGAGTGTGTCTTGCCTGAATTGGATCTTGTATGTCGGCATGTGTCATTCACCACTTTGTCTTGTGTGACCAGTAACGAGCAGAGAGCTTGTCTGGCTTAGAGTCTTGAGCATTGTGTCGAGCGTAGTAGCTCTTCTTGCGAGCCTTGTCCTTCGCCGTCTTCGGGTTCTTGCCAGCACCTGTCACGCCCTGCTGGCCGAAGCGAATCAGCTTGACCTGGTCGCCCTTTTTAGCGAGCACGGCGTGTGACTTCTTCGCGTGGCCGGGTGTCTTCTTGGGCTTGTTGTAGCCGCTGAAATTTTCGCCTCGGTACTCGATGCTCATGTGATCACCGTCGCTTGGTCTTCTTGCGGACCATTGGCTTCGCTGCAACCTTCTTAGTGTTGCGACGGACACCACCGCGAGCACCCATCTTCTTACCCATTGACTTCTTCTTGCCTGCCATGTTGAGTCTCCAATTCGCGCCTGGATGTGATGTACTTCCAGAACTCTTTGCTGACGTTTCTGTAGTAGCCCTCACGTTCGAGCATTCGAGAAACCTTGTTGAGTGTCGAAAGGCGTTGAATGAACACCATTCCATACACATGATCGGTGATCGCACCCCACGCTTCAGGGTCGATGTCCGGGTCTTCTTCACCCTCACTGCTTGGGATGAACGGGATGCAGATGAGGTCACTTCCCTGATCGGCAAGCCTTTGATTCTTAGCTTCGCAGAATGGCTCGAATCCGTCGTACGAACCCTCTGGCACCGCGATGATTACGAGATCCTTCTTGTCATCGAATGCGTCAATCGCCCAGAGAACGGATGCCCACGCCCCTACCTTGATCTCGACTCTGTCTGCGTTCCATGCAGGCAGCGCGAATGGACATGGCTGATGCCCGTTGAAGTGCTCCGATGGCACGTCCAGGTAGTTCGTGATCCAGTTGTGGATCTCCTGCTTCACAAGCTCGTGGGTCAATGTTTGCATTCAGACCAAAGCCTTTTCATCTTCGTAAGTCGGTTCCAATACAAGCACGAACCTACCGCAGTCTGGGCAACTCAAGTTGGAAACCATCAACCAGTCTTCAGGGGAGTAGCCGCAGTCCGCAGCGTCATGGTCTCCTCCGTGGATGAGTTCCGTCCCACACATGCAGTTCATTTCTTCTTGCCCTTCTTTTTCGCAGTCTTGGCTGAGTCTCTGAATGCCTTGTCGGTCGGTGCGCCCTTGTCGCCCTTCTTGCGCATCTTCTTCCCGGCCTTCTTCTTGGCATTGATGTTGGCGTACAGTCCTGGCTTCTTCTTCTTCATTCTTCTTCCTCTTCTTCCTCTTCTTCTTCTTCATCATACTCTTCAAGAGCTTCGATGATCTTGTCAATTGGATTCTGATCTGTAGGGGTTCCGCCCCAGACCAGGCCATGCTTCGCGTCCTCAAGAACACCCAGTACAGTGAAAGTGTCGATGTCGAACTCGACCATCCACGTTTCAAGCAATCGCTCAAGCTGCTCTCTCAGTTTCTCTGCGGCAGTCTTCATCGTGGCATTTCCTTCAATTCCGCACTCCAGGCTTTCCCAGTAATTTTCGAGGGCTTCTTCCAGACGGTCTCGATAGTCGCCATCCCGGCATTCCACATCGAACAGTCTTTTCGTTTCATGTAGTTCGGCTGCAACGGACCGCACGTTCCCACATTCATACTCCAGTACGGAAGCATGCATTTCGCACTGCGTCTCGCCTGGGTCACACGCTCTGGTCTGTGCGTGTGTCCTCGCACTGTCAATGAGTGCGGATGCCACCCAGACATCCCAACCATCTGAATGCCCTCGATCTGGTCGGAATTTGACCCACAGTCGAACCCGTGGAACAGGATCACCCGGCCCACTCGATAGCAGCCTCGCGCAGATTTTTCGTATGGGATCCACTGCCAGTTCGCGTACTCGGGACCAAACTCCTTGTGCGCCCTCCAGTCCACCAGACTGTGGAGTTGCGCATCGATCCTCCTCGGATCCGGCACAAGAATGTTGTCGTCGTGGTTCCCCATGCAAGCAATGAATTTGACAGTCTTCGGGAGAACAGTTCGGATATCTGCAAGGAACTGTGAAGCACAGCGGTACTCGTCCTCCAGCGTGTGGTCCGCTATCCCTGGATGCACACTCGCCGCAGTCCCATCGTGGAGATCCCCCAGATGGACAAAGTGGGTGCAGTCCTTCAGGTTTGCGAGTTGGTCGAGAACCCATCGTTTCGTAGCCTCTGGAGTGTACGGGGCATGTGTGCAGCTTATCGCTGCGATCTTTGCTTTCCGAATCGCCATGCATGCTTCCTTGCGATAGCACGGCCAGCGTGGTCCGATTAGCTCGCGGCATCGCCTCTGAGGAATAGATCCCAGTAGACGCTGTCGCTCACAGTCGGAGACTGGTTCGTGCTTGGTTGGAGCGCGATGTACACACTGCCGCTCAAGTGAACAAGATCATCTTTGTTGTATGAGTTAGATGTTGAGTATGTTCCGCGCCACACGAGATTCAAGCCTCCATTGACACCGGGCTGATTGACACCGGGGTGGGTGCTGTCACCGTATCCGAAAAAAAAACTTCTACTCATGGGCAACGCGCCCTGGTCGTTCGTTGACAAGCCATCCTTGCGGAGAGCCTGATCGAGCAATGTCCCGCCGTCTACGGCAACAACCCGCATCTGGGTCGTGCCATCTTCGCCACCCTCCGCGAACGCTCGGACGTACTCAATAAGCAGTTGCTCTGCGTTGGCTGGGACAGGTATGACTTCAGCGCCAGTGCTTCCAACTTGTGTCGAGGTGTATCCAGGCCAACCTTCTCGGTAGCGGATGAACACTGCATCGTCAGTCGTTGTAGTTGGAGTTGGGTACACATCAAGACGAGCAGCTTGCAACCCGGAAGTGGTCTGCTTCGCACGAGTGAGAGTCGCTACAAAGAACAGATTGGTAGTCACAGTCGTTCGCTTGTAATCCTCGAACACAGCGGGCGTGACCATCTCGAACGAGAACTTGAGGACATCAGCAGGCTTCACACTGATGATCTCGTCGATCACCATCGCTGCTCCTGATCCATCGGTTGCGAGGTTGATGAACGCCTGGTCTGCGGTGAGATCGAAACCTCCAGCAGTCCGCTCACGCCACCGCCAAGGCCGGGAGAACAGATGCTCCCCGGCCCCGTTGACAATCTCTGCGATCCTGTCGTTTTCT